CTTCCATGCTGTCAACGCACCTTCGTCATCTAAACATTTGGCGATGGTGGTGACACGCGGGAACGATGTTTCTTTCCCTGTGCGTGTCTTGATGAGGTAGCGACCCCAACGGTCTTTGGGTGCTTCACCCGTGGTGAATGTATCGGCGGTAGTCATTCGTTTTCTCCTTGGTTGATTGCGGGGCTAACTGGGATTTCAGAGCATACCTTATCGGGGCGGTGTTGGACGGTCAAGCATCGCTAGAAGTTCTGCCCACAACTTGGCGGGCATGATGGCGTACCAGTCGTCAACGTCTTCCGATCCGCGGCGTTTGACGATGACTGCACCAGTCCAAGCACGGGCGTTACCCATCTCGGCTTCAAGTTCTCGGAGGTAGCCAGGGATGTCAATCTTTTTCTCGTTCTTTACTTCGATGCAGACGCCTGGCAGGCCGTCGATGTCGCCACGGTCATCAGTCCAACCGGCACGACTCCGCTCAGCGTTCACCCATCCGTACTTTCGTAGCCATTTGGCTACTAGAAGCTCTGCTCGGTTGCCTTTGCGTTTATTGGGATGCGCCACGGTTACGAATCCTACGACGAGCCTCACGACGTCTTTCGGTGGTGGTCGTACCACCCCACACGCCAACCTCTTCGTTCTTGATTGCGTGCTCAAGACAATCAACACGCACCGGGCACCTGTTGCAATACGTCTTGGCTTCAATCACTAGTCGTCGCACACCTTCCTCGAAGAACAGATCGCCTGACAGACCGAAGCAGGTTGCGAGTCGATACCACTTCGGGTGTGCCCCGATGTAGACGTTGTCTTCGTTGGACCAGTTAGCGATTGGTTCGTCGGTCATGTTTCCTGAGCGAATCTTTGATGTGTTGACTTTGTTTGTCCTGTTTGTCTTGCGACAACCATTTGACCACGAAGTACAGCGACACCACTTGGGTGGTGATAAAGAACAACCACTCGAATCGTGTGATTGTTTCCTCGGGGAACCTTGGCATAAACAACCAAACGATTGTCCATGCCAACATGATTGGTCCTACGATGACCACTTTTTCCATCGGTTTCATACAGCCTCCTTTTGGCTGAATGCGACCTTACGGCACTACTGGGTCAAGGTGTTGGATGCCAGTTCGTGGGTTGTCCACTGAGTCCAGGTGCCGTACTCCCAGATGGCTAGGGCGGCCCGAGCTGCGGTGGCAGGGTCAAGCAAGTTATCGCAAGTGCTAACAAGTCCGATGGTCTGTAGGTAGCCGTCCGGGTAGTACTTGCTGGGCAGGCACCAGGACTTGGTGTGGATTTGGAACGCAGTCCAACTGAACCCATTGTCTCCCCGGACATCCATCCGGCAACGGGACTCGAAGTAGGTAACTGCCCCAACCATTGGCAACTCGGCCTCAGGCCAGCCAACCTCACGGGCTAGGTCCATCCACCCTGGGCACGATTGGCCGTCAGGCGTCTCCAAATCGCGTAGGAGAGGCTCTGCTGGCTGTGCTGGTGCAAGTGTCGTGGTTGTTACTGGAACGCTTGTAGAAGCCTCTGGTGAGGTTTCTGGGGCGTCTGCGGCTATCGCTGGGACAAGCCCAAGCAGAGCCCCGAAGGCAATGGCTAGGGCGATGGTGAGGGTCTTCATGAGTGGTAATCCCTTCAAGATGTAACCGCATCAGCCAAGGAGGAAACTGATGCGGGGCCGTCAACTCTTTTCCCGCCGAGGCAGAGGACTGACCACTGCCCAGCATACTGGACACCTCCTTGGGATGTCCAAACCGAACCCTACCTGAAGTCGGTGGGGAGCACAATCCTTATCTTGACGACCATTCCGACCGGGACGCACAGCACCCCATCTACCGAATAGTCAACACCAATGCTTTGAGCCAAGACAACATGATCAGGTTTGGCGTCTTGCATCAGCCAACCTATGGACTTCACTTGGTATGCCTCTTGGTCTAGGTCCTCGATGTCCATCCAAGCGTTCTCGGCATGGGCGTCAAGCCAAGTCAACTCAACTATTTTGGCGTCACTCAGGTCAGCCATACCACGTACTCCGCAGTCACTTGCCCTTTGTCTGGGTTGACGAAGTGCAGTCGTTGTGATGGTTTGCCGGTGGCGGCCACGAACTCTTTGGCGTACTCGGAGTCTGATTCAATGCTGCCGGATACGAACACGCGGCCACCGTTGGCGAGGGTCATCGTGATGTTCTGGTGGTAGTGGCCCATGTAGCAGTCGTTGAAGTCGGCGATCACTCCTGATGCCCAGGCGTTGACCTTGCGCATGATGCCGAACGCGGGCACGTTGCCTCCGAAGGATTTGACTTCATCGCCGTGGACTAACAAGACGTGGTAGTTGCCGATGGAGAAGGTTTGATACCAGGCTTCGGAGTGTTGCCAGATGACTGGCAGGTCTTTGGTGCGGTCTTGGGCGATGCGGTATGCCATCCGGTCGACGTTGTCACCTGCGTAGGTTCCGTCGCCGTAGCGGCCGAGGCGTCCGTGGTTGCCCCATTCGCAGACGATTCGCAACGGTTTAGCAAAGTTGGCTTGCAGGGTGCGCACCATCTGCTCAATGATTCGAGCGGTCTCAAAGAGCTGCTCGAATAGGTGTGCTTCAATCTCCCACACTTGGGTGGGGAACACGTTGCCGCCACCTTCCACCATGTCGCCACCAAGCATCAGCACACATTCGTCTACCGGGTGGTCTTTGCGTTGGATGTCGGTGAGGGCGATGACTTTGTCGGTGAACTCTGCGATGCGCCGATCAGCAACCTGAATGTTGTACGACGCTGTCCGTTTGCCTAACTGCCAGTCGGTTGCGTGAACCAAGGCAACTTCGTGCCCTTTGCGTCGCTTATCCAAGGCAGGCCGCTTGACAGTTGCGCCTCGCCCAGATGCCTTAGCGGCCTCATAGGCAGCCTGGTAGATGGCTCCGACGATGTCGTCGGTTCGACGTTTGTTGCGGGCGGCTTCCGCTTGGGCTTTCTTGAGAAGTTTTTGGAGTTCGTCAACTTGGGCCTGCTCGTCGTACTCGCTCATGAAGAAGCAATCTCGCCACGAATCCGAGCCAACGCCGTGTACGAAGCAGGGAACCCTTTGTTCTTCAAGACCCTGTGGATGACTGCGTTGTTGATGCCTGGGTCTTTGCAGGCTTTCTCAAAGTCTTTCCAACCTGCCTCACCAAGGAACTCACGCAGTCTTGAATCAACCTTATTTGCGTTTGGTCGCTTTGCTTGCTCTTGCTTGAGCGCGTCTAGGAACTCTCCCATTGCCTGTCTCCTCTATGTGCCATTGAAGGTGTGAGTCCACCTTACCTTCCACACGGTCTACCGTGTGCGATACTCGGTCGAGTACGTCCATGACTTTGGCGTGGTCATCACGGTTCTCACGCCTGAACTGTTGGATGATTGCCACGATGATTGAGGCAACTGCGGCACTTACGCCGACAACAAGGAACGCCCAACCCTGGTCAAGCATTGTCTTCTGCTGGTTTGTTGGCAAGCCATTCCTTGACGGCTGCCGGTACGGCATCGCCGCAGACATACCGCAGATGCCACGGCTCTGACTGCAACTCCCAAGAGAACCCGAACTTATGGGCGTTGGCCAACAGCCAATCGAGTCGCTTGCCGGATGCGTTGGCGATGTCAATGGCGATGCCCCAGTTGTGGTTGCTTGTGCCTGGCACGGCCATCGGTGCCATGCCTTTCTTGAGATACCAAAGTTTCCCTTGGTAGATCCTTGGCTTCTGCTTCATCAACTTCTTGTTGGGTGTGAGCGTGTGCCGCTGGAAGAACCCGTACTCCTGGGTCTCCAAACTTCGGTAGGTGTCGGCCATAGATGTTGGTGCTAGGTCGATGCCATCTTTGTTTGCTGCCGCGTCCATCGCTTCGTATGCGTCAGCCGCAAGGTGATGCAGTTTGCCTTTACCTTCAATCGTGCGCAGCAACGCAGCAGGAATCTCTCCTGACTTGCATCCCTTCAAATCTGAAGGGAGTGTCACCTTGACGATCGGGTAAGGCTTCACCACTACTTTTTGCCGTTAGAGAACGCTGTCTTGATTTCGTCGGTGGTGAGTTCACCATCGGTGGAGGCTGACGCAAGTTTCTGGACGACTTCGAGCACGGCCATAGCACCGGCAAGGATGGCAGCTTTCGCTACCGACACACCGATGAGTGCACCGCCGGTGACTGCTGGGAGGGCTCGTGCCAGGAACAGGGAGAAGAGCCGTTGGCCCAAGTCCAAGAATCGTGCGATGGTTGCGTTCTGTTTGATACCCATGTCAGTTGTCATCTCCGTCTCCCTGTGTTGCTGTTCCTGCCAAGTGTAATGCAAGAGACAGAATCGTGAAGAACAACGCCCAGTTCTGAATCGACCCGGACAGGGTCATGATGGTGATGGCGGATGCACCCAGGGTGAAACCCAGGGCGAGCATCTCGTTGCCTATCTTCTTGAACATCAGTTATTCCGTCTACGCAGGCTCGCACCAACAGCCACCATTGTAGAAGAAACTGCCACCAGTGTCCTTCGTTCTTCCACAGGAATCGTGGAGCCAACCATCACATAGGAATCAAACAGTCCGGTGAACACGTTGATGGCCGCCTCGAATGCTTGACGGACTTTCTTCGGTGCTTCTTGCACCGCGTCCACGATTGCTTCACCTTGCTCGGCAGTCAACTCCTCAACGACGACCGCTTCAAAGATTGCTTCGGCCTGCGCCTCGGTGACAACTGCCAAGACTTCTGAGGTCGTGGCAAGTTGTGTGGCCTGCTCGGTGGTCGGTGTCGTGGCAAGGATTTGTTCTACGGCTGCAACAATCTGCTCAGGTTCGAGGACTGCGACATCAGCGAGTAGCTCTTCTACGAACTCGTCCACTTCTTCTTCGGTGCTAGTTTCGGGCAATGCTTCTGCCTCTGGCTGCTCTGGTTCTGATGGCTCCGGCAGCGTTGTGGTTGTGGGTGCTGGCTCGGTGGTTGTTGATTGAGGAGGCACAGTTACAGATGGCAGAGTTGTCTCGGGAACTGGATCAACAAACAGAGTCGTCGTAGTTGATTCGGTAGTCGTAGTCGGAGGCTCGGTCGTAGTCGTGGTGGTGGAAGTCGTGGTCGTAGGCGGCTCAGTAGTTGTAGTTGTGGTGGTGGCGGGCGGAACGTAGACGGTGGTGGTCGTAGTCGTGGTGGTAGCCGGGGCGACGTAGACGGTCGTGGTTGTCGTGGTGGTCTGCTCGGTCGTAGTGGTCGCAGGCTCAGTCGTCGTGGTCGCAGGTTCAGTGGTGGTGGTTGGTGTTGAGGTTTGGGTGAACGCTTCGTCGGGAACTATTGACCAGCCTTCGTCGTCAATGTTCCAGGCGAGCATGATGCAGGACGCCCCGCCGTGCTCGTACATCCACACGTTGAGTGGCTGGATGCCTGCCTCAATCTCTAGTTGACCTGACTGTATCCAGGAGCAGCCCTGGTCAAACCAATACTCAAACTCGTTGCCGCCGATGTTCGCGTAGCCGCCGTCATCTGTGGCTAACCAGAACTCAATCGTTGTGTGTTCGGGGATGTCGATGTAGCCAGTCATGTGAACCATGAACAAGTCGCCTGTGCAGTTCTCGTATGGTTCGCCGTCGTAACTGCGGTTGATGTTGTTCTCTGTCTCGGTTCCGCAGATCGGATACTCGCTGGTGGAACGTAGCGGTGGTATCTCGTCGATGGTGTAGTAGGTGGTGGCAAGCCCTGGTTGCGGGTCTGCTTGTGCGGTAGTCGGCCAGAAGGCGAAGAAGACTGCCGGTGCGAGGATCAGCCAACGAAGGCTGCTAGAGAGGCGCATCCTCGACTGCTGGTGTTAGGAACTCGTCTAAGTCAGCATCATAAGTATCACCAATTGCAGCGTATTTGCCACGATACGCGCCTTCCAAACTCGTTTCAATCCATGTGCCATCGATACCTAATGATGCAATAAAAGTTTGACCTGCAACTTCGTTGGGAGCGTCAGCATCAGCAACAATGATGACATCAGTAACAATGTTGTCTAAATTGATTTGTGCAAAGTGTGCCATGATTAGACCTTCATTCTCACGTAGACAACACCGGCCGCGCCGTTGCCGCCTGCATTGCTTGACGTTCCAGCGCCACCGCCGCCGCAACCGTAGTTCGTTGCTGCGTTGCCTGTTCCCGAACCTGACCGACCTGCGCCTGCCCCAGTAGAACCAGCCGCACCGCCGGTAGTGCCACCGCCACCACCACCAGCTGCAACAAAGTACGACGCACCAGCGATGAACGCCGAGATGTCATAACCTGCTCCGCCTGCTCCGCCCGTTGTCGTAACACCGTTAGAACCTGCTGCGGCAACACCGCCACCACCACCGCCTGCACTACCGCTAGCGGCTGATGCTGTTCCGTTACCGCCGTTGTTCCCAATGTTTGCAATAGATGACCCACCAAGGTTGTTGCTTGCCGCAGCCGTTGGATGACCGCCGCCGCCGCAACCGCCTTCACCAACAGCGCCACCAGTTCGACTGAGTTCTTGCGCAGTAAGTTCCGCACTCCCGCCACCGCCACCAACAGATACAACTAAATCACCGATAGACGAACGACCTCCTCTGCCGCCAGTTCGTTGCAACGCTCCGCCCGCGCCTTGAGCGCCGACCGTAATAGTCGTGTTAGCGCTCAAGTAAATAGTTCCAGTAACTCGAGATGAACCGCCACCGCCACCGCCACCGCGGTCGGTTGCACCACCTCCACCACCACCACCGCCGCCTGCATAACATTCAACGTCAAATAAGCCAGCTCTAGTGACTGTCAATGTTCCAGTAGTCGTGAAAGTCAACAGCGTGTAATTGACACCGCTTACCGTGATACTGCTCGACGTGCCACCTGTGGCTACACCGTAACCTATGCCGCCGCTAGGAAAAAAAGTGAAGACCGACGCCGACGTTGCTACGAGTGTGCCGCCTCCATGTTGCGCGATCACTAGGGAGCCTGCTGTGTTGATGGTGACGCCTGCGCCAGCGGTGACGGTGGTTGCGCCTGCACCTTTGTTGGCGATGAAGATGGTGTCGCCGACTGCGAAGACCGAGTTGTTGATGGTGACGGTGTTCGCTGATGCGACGTTCATCACGATGCGTTTGCCGACATCGCCAACGACCGCAACATAGGACGCGGTCTGGTCGTTGATGGGCAGTGTCGTGATTGCGTTCATCTGCGCAGCGGTGAGGACTTGACCCTGCGTAAATGGGAATGGTGTCGTCATACGGGGATTATCCTAGCCCAACGTCGACGTCGTCAAGTTCACTCGTATCCAGAATGAACTGGGTCAACAGTTGGGCTTGACCCAACCCCAACGAAACACGATGCGTCTGGGGTGAGATGTCGTGGGAGATGGATTCCACGAACATTGTTTTGGTGACGGTTGCAGGCGACCCGGTCGTGTAGGTCTTGGTGATGGCCACCAGGTCGCCAATCTCCAACGTCGACACATCCTGCCCAGCAGCAGGAGACAACCCGTTCAGTGTCACCCCAATCTCGTTGAATCGGAACACAGGGTTCTTGTATTTGTCCAACAAGTTTTGGGCTAGGGCCGTACCGGCTGCGAGGGTGTCGAGCGGCAGGTCGGACAAGCTGAGGGTGGTGACACCGAACTCGGTGGATGATGTCGTGTCCACCGCAGTTGCCACCGACAAACCTTGCACGCCGACTTGGATGCGGTTGTAGAGCGTCTCGGCACCGTAGCCAACGGACAAACTTTGGTAGGCGTAGGCGGTGCCTGCACTGTCGCTGAATGACATGATGGCGGTGGAGAACGAGAAGCCGATGCGCGGCTGGAACACTGCGGTGCCACCACGGTCTATGAAGAATCGTCCGTCTTCCGAGACGGCTACTGCGTCGAGTGCGTTCTTGACGTTGTCGTTGTTGTCGTAGGCGACGGTGCCGAGGGTGGCGACACCGGTGGCGATGCTGCGTAGAGCGGTGGAGAATGCGACCTCTGGGCGGTCAAGGATGGTGGTGATGCGATCCGATGACAGTTCCGATGACGGGTTGAACGCGACGAGATTGGTGCGTGCCAGGGTGGAGAGGTCGTCGGTGCAAGTGACCAGGGCGAACGAGTTGTTGGGTTGCACGTAGTCAATGTCTAGGTCGTTGATGCGGCCGATGAACAGCGGTTCTTGTCCTGCGGTACCACCGTAGATTTGCACGAACCGTCGTGGGGCGATACCGAACCCGCCTTGGAAGTAGGTGGATGCGGTGTTCGCCGGGTCGAAGGAACGGTTGGATGCTTTGTCATCAAGCACGACGGTGGCCTGCCCGATGGACATGGTGTCCAACTGGGTTTGCCGGCCACGTTTGATGTTGACACTCAACACGAACTCGGTCACGTCAGCGAAGTCCACGTTCCCATCCAGCACATCAACGCCGTTGAGCGTGGAGGAGTCAAGTGTGAACGCATCCTGGGTCAGCCCAGTGTCCAACAGAACCTTGTATGTCTGACCCCAGATGGCTGTCTTTGCCATCGGCTACACCGAGTATGTTCCGTAGGCGCGATTCAACTGGTCAAGATAATCCTGAATCTCCTGGGCAACCTGCAACGGATTCACGATGCTCGAGTTCACTGTGATCTCCACCTTGTTCGTGTTCCCAAACTTACCCAGGTTGGTTGGAGCTGCTGCAGTAGCCCCAAGAACAGGGACCGTAGGAATGTTGACGGTTTTTCCTGCCGCATCTGCTGCCGTAGTCAACTCACGGTATGCGGTAGCCAAAGCCTTGATAGCAGTCTCTTCAGCGTGGATAGCGTCGCTCAAACGATAGGTCGCTTCCTCCTGCTTTTCTTTGGCATCGTTGACCGCATCAATCAACTCACGATACGTAGCCGAATCTGGCAAGGCACCATTGACAATCTCGTTCAAGTTCTGTTGAGCAGAAGCCAGCGTGTTCGTTGCCTCAATCTGAGAATCGGTCGCATCAGCAACCCGCAACTTGGATTCTGCCAATCGAATCTCCAACTCACGAATCCGTTGTGGTGTTGACTCAGGATCTAAACGAGCGTCAGCCAATTCTTTTTCCGCATCACGAACAGCGAACACGGAATCCTCCACCGCATAACCGGCACGCTCCCGGTCACGTTGCGCACGAAGCAACGCACGTTCAGCATCCTTAGCCTGAGCCGAACCAGCCCCAAACCCCGCTACCGCCTGATTGAAGGCGTCCTGGGCGTCTGTCAACTGCTGGTTTGCCTGATCCAACGACTTGACTGCCGACGCACGGTTGCGTTGAGCCGACGTCAATGAGCGTTCGGAGTTGGCGGTCTTGTCAACTTGCGAACGGTACTCTTTCAACTTCTCACCGGCTGTCTTCACCGAACCACCAACCGAGGTAGTGATTTTGTCCAACGCAGCACTTCCAGAGGTGCTCTTGATGAGGCTGCCTTCGAGCCGGTCAAGTCGGTCTTGAACGATTACCGTTGACCCGGTCAACTTCAAGAACGATGTATCGGTATTGCGCACCGCAACACGCAACGCATCAAACTTGCCAGGCAGTTCAGCGGTCGTGTCTATCAATTTTTGTTCGGCGACATCAAGAGCAATAACCAATGCCGATGATTTCGCAAACCCTATGACGTTGCCCGTGACGGCAGACAATGCCGCCGCAACCAAGCCAAGGTTCTGTACTAGGTTGACAAGTTCGCGGCTCGTTTGTAAGACCGCCAGCGTCACCGTCTCAAACGTGTCAATTCCTTTGAGCCCTAATTCGCCCAATGATGCGATGGCCAGCAACGCAGCCTTCTTGAAACCTTTTTCACCTAACTGTTCGGCAAAGATTTGGATTGCCGGGAGGATGTTGTCATTGATGAACGTGACAAACTTCAAGAAGAACGGCAACAAGATTTGTCCGAGGGTTGCGGAGATGTTGTCAAACTGCGCTTTGAGGATTCGTTGCTGGTTGGCTAGTCCGTCTGAAGTTCGAGCAAAGTCTCCTTGTGCGTCTGAGGTTTGCTGGAAGATGACCGAACTAGCGGCAAGCACCTTTTGTTGAGCTGTGAGAGCTCCGTTGCCGTCGTAGATACCCATCTCAAGTGCAGCCGCTTTGAGGGCAGCATCATTGAGCAGAACACCGAACCGTCGGATCGGTTCTGCTTCGCCACGCAACGCAGCACCGATTGCTTGGATTGCCTCCTCTGGGCTGGCGTTGTTGAACGATGCAAGGTCGGAGGCCAGCGTGACGAACTTTGTGGAGAACTCGGCAAGGTTCCCGCCAGATAGCCCGGCTGCTTTACCGAAGATACCGAACGTCGCTGCCGCATCAATGGCCTGCTGTTTGGTTTGACCTAGAGCAACTGCCGCCCCAGTAGCGAACAGTTCAATCTCTTTGGATGCTCGACCAAAGATTTGCTGGCTTTTGGCAAGCGTTTCATTCAGGTCGCTTGCACGTTGAATGGCGATGAACGAGGCTGCTGAGAACGCGCCGATGGCCGCTACGCCAACTGCCGCAATCTTCTGGAAGACATCAAACCCTTTACGCAGTCCACCGAACAATTTTTCGCTGAACTCGTCCTGGAGGTTGCGACCCTGTTTCTGGAGTTTCTTGAATGACGCTATGGCGTCGTCAGAGTCGCCAAGGATGCGGATGAGAAATGTACGTTCTGCCGCCATGTCACGGCAATTCTACTCTTAGTCAGTCAGCGCATTTTCCAGACTCAGCAGGTCGTTGTAGATCAACTCAAGGGACTCCCGTTTCGTCAACCCTTCGTATCGTGACATGTTCTTGGGTCGAGTCCAGAAGTCCTCGCTCAAGAACTCCGATGGTCGTCGCAACGTGCGAACAACCTTGGAACGGTCACGCGGGGTTGATACATGGAACACTCGTGCCGGTTCGGTGATGCAGTTGATGGTCGGGTCAAGCATCCGACCGCCCTGGTAGCGAACCTCAAACGGCATCTCTGCTGCGTGTTGTGGGAGGTAGAAGATTCGTGCCGGGTCTTTGGTTGCTGGGTCGGCTGGGAGTTGTAGGCGTACAACAGTTTCTTGCCAGACGGTGTTCCACCATTCGACTGGGACTGGTTCGCTGAATGGGATGACGACGTGCCAGTGAGGGTTGTCGTCACGATGCGACCAGGTGGTGTAGGCACAGTAGGTGATGCCGTCAAGTCGTGCCTGCTCGAATCCTTGGCCGTCAAGGTCGGCTACGAAAGCGTGGACGGATAGGACGTTGGCGTTGCCTCGACTGGTGCGCTCAATGTAGGTGACTGGCGAGTAGAGGTCGCCTTTGGATTTGTCGTCTCGTTCTTTGTGATGATGCAGCAGGTCAACGAACTGCATCCAGTCATCGGCGAAGGGTTTTGACCAGCGTGATTGAACGGTTGGGAATCTAACTACAGAGAACATTGGCGGGCCTCCTAGGTTCAGGTTAGCGGTTTTGGTTGCCCGCTCCAAGTCACTTGAATAGCTCCTTTTTCATTACGGTTCTGATGGCTCGGAGGTACTCCTCGGCGATGTTCTTTTTTTCTTTGCGGACAGTCGGCCAGAAGAAGTATCCCGATCTGCCACGATGACGCAAGAACTGGTTGGTTGCCTTACGGGCACCGCCGCCGAACTCGGCACCGAAGAACACTTGGCCGCGGGTCACTTTTGCCGCAGGTTTGCGTCCTCGGTTTGGACGACTCTTTGAAACAAATCCGCTCTTGCTTGCCAACTTGATGGTCGGTAGGCGGTCGCTTTGGGCACGCATACCTTTCATAACTTCTAGTGCTTGTCGTGACCTGGTCACCGACGCTGCCTCCTTGACCGCTTCGTTGACAAGAAGTTGCGCTACAGCTTGACCTGCTTTGCGCATCTCTTTGTTGAAGTTGGGTTCAATGCGTTGAAGGTCGTTGAGGATGTCGGTGAGACCCTCGACTTGGATTGCGACACCGATTTTGCTCTCGTCACGACCGCCACCGGGCAATTTGTCCGAGATACGAAGTGCACTAACTAATGCCACATCAGCCTCGGTATGGAGTCGGATTGGTCTTCACTGACTTCCATCTTAGGTAAGCCAACATCGTGTAAAGCATTCTCGGATTTTCAGCCAGCAACACTGACGGGGCGATACCCGTCTCAACCGCCAAGTAGGCGATCAACCAGTGGGCTGACTCTTCCCCAAAGGGACAATCCGGGCGTCTGCGCCACCGAGCTCCAATTCCTCGACGGTGAGATTCCAAGCATCAAACTCAAGCACTGTTTGCTTGTTGCGTTTTTCTGCGTGCCAAGCAATCCAAGCAAGATCGGATAGACGCAACTCTGTGTCCATCTTGGCTACCGATTTGTTGTGCACGTTCTCGAATGCAATGAAATCAGAGAACTGTGCGATGACAAGTTTTCTGGTGCCGCCTTCATAGACGACAGTCATGGGCAATTTCATTATCTACCTCCGCAGGTAAGGGTTGATGTGATTAGGCTCCGACGCTCTTGGTGATTCCGCCCGAGATTGGGAACGTGACGTCTGCGGTGGCGAGTTCGCCGACTGCACCGTTCACTGGTGTCCACTCGGTTACGAGCACGCTGAATGTGTAGGAAGGGTTGGCCGACGAAGCAGCAGCAGTTCCGTTTGGCTTCACGACGCAGGTGACTGCGGTTGAGCCGACGAGTGGGAAGAACAATCCGTCGATGGCGTTGTAGTCGTTGTGCACCGACAATGTCACTGAGTTGTCAATCAAGCCGGACACGCGAGTCACAGCCGACGATCCGAATGCGGTTGTCGCAACTTCAGCGGCCGAGGTGCTCAGGGTTACCGATGCGACGTTTCCCGAAATGTCGGTGCCGTTGAATACCACGTTGACGTCTTTGAGGACTAACTTTGCCATGATTACTTGTCTCCTGCCTTATCGGCTGTTGAGGATTTCTTGGAAGATTCTTCGACTGGCGTGATGATGCCTGCCGCAATCAACAACTCTACATTGTCAATCCCGCTGCCGTCCACATGACCGCCAGGCTTTACGCCGCTGACCGGGAAGGGTCCAGATACGAGATACTTTGCCATGGTCTAAGCGTACACGGTCACTTGAAAGTCAACGCTGAGGTAGGTCGTCTCGTTCGCATCAAAGTTCTGGATGTTCCTGGCTGAAGTGCAAATCAGGTCTTGGACTACGCCACCGAGTGTGCGGTCTGCTTCAATCGCCCGACGAACTGACTGCGCACCGTCGTATGCCACAAAGCCGTCAAGCTTGTCCTGAGCGGCACGCTCCGACGATCGCTGGACAACTACCGTGACAGTGAACTGATTGACGACGTTGCCTGAACCCATCGCCCCGTGATACGTGATTTCCTCCAAGGTTGCGAATGCGAACGGTGGGTTGACCTGATCTGGTTGATAGTCATAGGCCCGCAACCCGGGGATGGTCTCAAGGGCAACCTTGAGTGCGTCTTTGATTTGGCTTGGTGTTGCAGGCATCAGGCAAACATCCGCATCCGTCGATACGGCTCAACCAACTGAGCCATGTCAGGGTCAAGGAATCGAGAGACACGAATAGCACCCAGGTCACCGAACCCGGCAACACCGAGAGGACTGTCCAATCGTTTGAACAATCGTGACGCTTGGATGATGCACGCCTGCTTCACAGGTGACGGCACCGACGCCCACCCGTAGCGGGCAGTCACCTGGACAAGTGCTTGCTCACCGTAGTTGGCGTTGACGGTCGGGAACAGGTAGTCGCCAACGGCACGCAGTTTGTTGAACGACCATTCGATGCCATCCAAGTATCCGTTCAACGGTTCAAGCTGCACATCGGTAGCCGACCACGTCACATCAAAGTTTCCGTCAGCAAACGTCGAGGTCTTCAAGATGAATCCGGTGGTCGTGTAGATGTCGTCAATGTCGCACACATACTCGGTGTTCGCTTGGTAGACGCGAACCGTTGCAGAACCATACGCCCAGAACTGTCGGTTGCAATAGCCGTCAATCAAACGGGATGCAGATTCGGTTGCGCTGTCAATGAGCGCATCGTCGGCCGTGTCAGCCGTACCGATTCTGAGAGCGGCCTTGACTTCTGCCCTGGTCGCGTAACCGTTCGTGATCGTCATGGTGGCTCAATCCTACTCAATCCAGTCCTTGCGTCGGGCAACACCAATGCCGAAGAACGAACCATTGACCGATTCATACTGTTCAACGAACTCCCAGAAATCGTGCGTCTGCGAATACTTATCACGATGCTCCAACCAATACTGTCGAACCGCTGGACACGAATCCGACGAGATGTCATGGAACACCTGGATGTTGCAATGCCCCACCGTGGCCTCGGCATCATCCTTCACACCTTCATACGAATGATCGCCATCGACGAACACGACATCAAAGAACTGGTCGCCGACCCAAGCCTTGAAACTATCCAACCTCGTGTCCTCTTGCCGATACTCAAACTCGGTGAGCATCGGCGGCTGGTCAATCAAATCCACCGCTATCGCCCGCACGAACCCAGGGTTCATACGACGCAACGTCTCGGCCTGCACAACGAACGTCCCACCATGCCGAGTTCCTATCTCTAGGTAAGACCGAACCATTGACGCCGTTGACGCAAGCCACGCCATGTACGGGGCGAACTGGCATGGGTACTGCCAAATCCGCAAACCTAATCCAGGGCTATTCAACATCAGTTCTGGCAACTCCTCCGGATTCTCGTCGTTGAAACCGAACTCCGCCAACAACTTTTCCCACACCTCAACCCGACACAACGCCTCTGCACTTGACGTCTCCAATCGCTCTCGCACCAACTCAACAGACATCAAGCAACTCCTTCACCTCACGCTCAAACACCGAACGATTCTTCGCTACCCAACCTTGATACACAAGTTGCGAAGCAGAAGGACTCTCACGATCCATCAACTCAGCCACCTTGCCAATCACCTCATCCAACGTCTCGAACTTGTACCAGTTTGACAACGGCATGTCTTCCCAGTAGGTGGCCGACCCGATGTACGTCGACATCACAAGACATCCAGCCAACGCCGCTTCACGAGGCAAACGGTCCCGCCCCGGATGCTTCCCGAAATCCACATACACCTTCGAAGCGTGCAACACCTCCGACACTCCAAGACTGTCCATGCCACCCAACTCGGCAACTTGGAACCGACCCGACTGCACGAACGGTCGCAACAACCCGGCATCCTTCGCAGGGTTCACCACCACCTGCAGCTGCCTCTCACGCAACACAGGTTGCACCGACACCCAATCGGTCAACATCATCCGCTTGCCCTTGTCACGGACATGGTCCCAGGCGTACTCGGATTGGCAGAGATGCAACGAAATCTTGTCGAGGTTGCGTTGCCCATGGGTGCCGAAGTTGCCGACGCTCAGCCACCACAACGCGCAACGGTTCTTGAACGTGCTTGCCATCTCAGGCCAAATCTCAGGGAACACGACGAGCGCATCCTCGGGCACCTGGTCTCGGAGAATCTTCGGGCAGACATAATGCTGATAGGGCTGCGGAGTTGTGTGCGGTGCGAACGGCCAATAGAGGATGGCAGCCGATCCACGCTCAACATGGTTCGCGGTGTGCACCAACTGGTGCATCGCCTCAGGCCCACCAGTCACAGCATTCGCCGGGCACACCACCACCAGTTTCAATCCCACCCCAACTCCAATCGTCGGTTCAAATCCCAATCCAACGGCAGGTCTGCCATCATCCGTTGCTCGAATAGCCGTCGGTTCGCATCAAAGGTTGCTTGGTTGCGTATCTGGAACTTGGCGTTTGATTGCAGGGTGCTGGAGTTGCGGTGGTTGATGGCAGCCGAAGAACGCCGAATGTCCACACCTTTGCGTTGGGCTCGCACCTCATAGTCGTTGTCCTCGAAGTACGCAGGATGGTAGCCCTCGTGGAACAGTCCGACCTGCTGCACCACTTGTGAACCCAACCAGAAACACGACCACGGTGGCTTGCCACCCAACACCAGATTCGTTGACGACGCCTGGGCAAAGAAGTTGGCGACACCGTTGAGGCCGAACCCGACGTCATGGTTGACGATCATCCACCCGGTGGACTTGCAGGTTGCTTTGATACCAAGATTCCAAGATGCTGCAACACCGAGATTGGTTGGCATCCGATAGTGGAAGATGCGTTGCGCCTTTGTGGTGCGTGGCTCCCATGTCGGATGGTTGCCGTTGTCGATGACGACCAGGTCAATGATGCGCCCATCAAACGACGTGAGCATCGAATCCACTCGCTCATGCTCGGTCAAGACCGGCACGATTACGACTGGGACAAGCGGCACCATTCTGCAATCTCCTTCATCGCTGGCTTCCAGTAGGTCTCATAGACGTGGTCGGCTTCGTACTGTTTGGCGAAGTCAATCGCCTTCTGCGAACGGCCACGACCACGGGCATACGCCTGCTCGAGCCCGTTGAGGATGCTGGGCACCGACGGGGTCAAGAACCATGAGGCTTGGGCTGGGTCCCAATACGGTTGCCCGTCTGCTATCCAACCGTCACCACACAGCTCAGGTTGCGCTGTGAAGCGTGAAACCACCACAGGCGTCCCACACGCCTGGGCTTCCACCACAGGGATGCCAAAGCCCTCTCCCATGCTGGCAGCCAGATACACGTCTGCGGCCGTGTAGAGGGCTGCCATAGCGTTCTGAGGCAAGCCCATGCGGTAGGTGTACGGATCGCAGTAACGGATGCGGGTCTCGTCAATGCCACACATGTGAGCCAACAACTTCAAGTCGATGCCACCCATGGAGGCCGACTGCTCGGTGTGCATGTAAAGCACCGCATCGTCATGCTTCTGGGCGAACATGCTGAACGCCATGAAGTTCTCAGCGAACGCCTTACGGGGAGGGTGGGCACCTTTGTTGACGCTCGTCATCATCACAACGAACTTGTCTTCTGAGAAGCCCATGATGTCTCGCCCGGTGATGACCTTGCCGTGATTGTCTTTGATGTGGGCAGTCGGTTTGAACACCGACTCGATACCGTGCGGCACGTAGACGTTGCGAATCCCGAAGTTGTTGAGTTGCTCATGCCCGAACTTGGACATCGCAATCGGCATCACGTTCGGACGTTGACACCAGGCTGCGACATCCGGTGGGCAAGGCTGATGGTCAATCGGAACCCACGACGCAATGTTCGGAACCTTCTCCAAACTTGGAGACTTCAACACCCAGACATCAAACAATGTCATCAACAGTTTCGGCAGGTTTGAACCTTGTGTCCAATCCATCCAGTGTGCAGCGACGATGTCGTCGCTGTATGCGTTCATTCCTCGCGGATAGATTTTGATTCCGTTCCACGTTGACGTGGACGCTTCGAGGCCGTAGATGGAGTGGATTGCGATTTCGTGCCCGTCTTGGATGAGCCTTTTCGTGGCTTGCTGGGTTTGCTGACCGTAGCCTGTTCCTGCCCATGGGGCGTTGGAATACCAGAGTGCTCGGACTGCGTCCGGGGATCTACGACTGACTCCTCTGGCAAGTGAGCTACGCCCCGCTGCAAGAGCAGGATCGCCTCCGGGCCCGGTAAGTCCAATGGGACTCCCTTGATGATTACTCGCATTCACGCAGTCTCCTTTCGCAGGTTGCAGGGTTTATCAGTTGTAATGGGCCGACGCGACCCTGCGTTGTTTCGCGCCGGCCCACCAAACTTTATTCGGTGGTAACTCTTTGAACTAGCTGTTCGCGTTCTTGTAGAACTTGACGTGGCTGGTTTGTGGGAGGTTACCGTCCACGCGCATTGAAGCACGGAACGTGACGAGGTC